ACCTTCTGTTCTGCCTGCCGCACTGCCTATGTGAAGGTCATAGGTTGAGTTAGAGGTTGAGGCTGGGTTTGTGTCAGAGTTTGTCGCTCCTTGGTCTGCCTTGTTGATTAAAATGCTGACCCTGTCGTTGCCAGATGCGGCGGTAATGTCTGTAGTTGCCGCTACAACGCTAAACGAACCTGCAGAAAAAAGGCCGTTTCCAGAGCCTGCCGTATTAACTGCAGGAAAACTCCCCTGGCCGCGGGCAATAGCTACCCGGCACTCGTCTTCAGCGTCAAATGGCGGCGTCAGGCCCGCAATCGTACGGTCCTCGTAGCCGATCCAGTAACCAATGTTTTCCGATTGAAGATTATATGTGCTAACAGCGCCCATAATTGCGGCGTTATCAACACTGGGGTCAGGCTTAGACACAAAAAACACGGTGGCCTGCGTGCTGTGCAAAAACTTAAACGTCGCCGTACTGCTTGGAATTGAAAGCGTGTCATCGCTGCCGTCAAACCGCAGCACATCCAGCCCGCCTTGAATCGCCGTCTTCCGTGCGGGCCTGTTGCCCGCCGTGCCCTGCGTAGCGTGCCGGTCGTGGCCAGATTTGTCCTCCCACCGCGCCACGCCGCCATCCGCCCCCACCAGCGAGCCGCCGCTGGTGGCGTCGTAAAGCGTCGATGCGTCGGAAGCGTCGAGCCAGAGTTGCAGGCCGGTGAGATAGTCCGGGACAAACAGCAGCGGCCACTGTGCCTTCCGTTCGTAAAACTGCTGCTCTCGCAGCGTCCAAATACCCGGTGCCGCATCGGTAGTCGGCTCGGCGTCATAGCCGATATACCCCGCAAGCGGCCTGCTCATGGCAACACCTCCACCGGCTCGGCGGACAGAGCGGCACGGGCGGCACCGTAGGCCAGCATCATTTCATCAAACTCAGCAAACGTCAGCTCATGCTGCTGCCCATCGGTGTCGGTTACGACCACCGGCTGCACTATGCCCAGCTGATCGGCCCGCTGAGCGAGCACGTAGAGCCCGGTCAGCAGGGCCACGTCATCGGGCTGCCACGCCAGCCGCCAGCCGAGGCCGGTGCCATAGCCCGCCTCCAGCGGCGTCGGCTCACGTGGCGGTGGCGGCGGCGGAAACATCGCCGCCAAGTCGGCCTCGGTCAGCGTGCTGATCTCGTAGCCCAGGTCGGCCATCACGGCCGCGTCGAGCGAATACTGAGCAGGATCGGTGCGGGTCGTGCCGTCGCTTAGCCGCACGCGATGCGGCAGCGTTAGATAAACGCCGTCACCGCGGCGGTAGCAGATGTCGCCGAGGGAGGGCATTAGCTGATCTCCAGATAGCTGCAAACAAACTCAAGGTCGTCGCTGGCCGACGGCGTGACCACGATCGACTGGTCTTCCTCAAGCCACAGCGGGGCGGTCTTGTCGACGATGATCACCGACGCATCGGCTGGCACGACAACGGTGTTGCAGACCGCCCGGCCGGTGCCACCGCCGTCATCTTCACTGTGCACTTTCACGGTGACGTCGGCGTTGTTAGTGCCGTCAACGTTGGAGCAGTAGAGCGACTGCACCTGGAGCACCTTGTTGCTGCCGGTGGCGTTGTTGAGCAGCACCGTGCCGGTGGCACCGGTGACGCTCGACAGGTACGTCGTTTTCGCCGTGATCGTGGTCGGCCCGACAATGTTGGGAGCAGCCATCAGTTGATCTTCTTCGTGTGGATGCGGGTGCTGGAGTTAAAGGCGTCGCCGGGATGCGTCAGCGGCACGCCTCGGGGGCTGGCCACCTCGTAGACGCCGGTGACGCCGGCCACCACCTCTCGGATCTTGTCGCCTCGCACGGGCGTGAAGGTCAGGTCAGAGGCCAGCACGATGTAGTCCCGGCTTTCATACCGCTCGATCACGCCGCTTTCGGTTTGGGCCTCGTACATGCTGCGGCCGACGGTGGCCGTCAGCTCGATCGGTGCCCCGCCGGTCGCCCGCTGGTACTCGATGTCGGTGCCCGCCGCAGCCTTCAGCTGCCCGGCGAGAAACGACGCACCACTGCGGATCAGATCGGCCACGGGCACCTCCACCCACGCCCAGCCGCCGGCGGCCCGTAGACCGCCGACGGTAGGCGCGTTTCAGAAACTAGGACAGGTGGACGAGCTTGACCTTGACGTTGGTGTCGTCAGCGGTCGCCGCCTCGGTGGCAAAGCCCATCGCCACGCCGGTGCTGCCGGTGACGACATGAGCCCCGGTGGTGTACCACCAGACCTTGTCGCCCTGAGCGATCGCCGTGCCGGCACCGGTGGCCTTCGCCACCTCAAACACACCCTCGACAGCCACGCTGCCGAGCTCGTTGGCCGCAATCGGCCGAGGGGCGACAGCGACGATGCTGCCGAGGACCACCACATCGCCCACCGCCACGGCCGAGCCGGGCGTGTAGTCCATGTAGTTGCCGTAACTGTTGGTAGAAGCCATTGGTTGAGTTCCTTAGTAGGAGAAAAACACGGTTGTTCGTAAGGCCGGCCGGGCTGGCGTCTGCCACCAGCCCGGCCGGTCAACATCAGGACACGTCGGCCTTCACGCCGGCGAGGTACTCGGCCTTGGCGACGCCGAAGTCGAAGTAACCCCTCATTTTCACGCCGAGCGTGCTGAAGTCAGCGTCGGCGGTCTCGACGACCGGCGACTGCACGCCGTTGAGGAAGGCCACCTCCATGACCGGCAAGTCAGCAGGGCTGGCCAGCAGGAAGTAGTCCTCGGCCGAGGACAGGTAGGTCGAGCTGACCACCTGGTAACGGCCGGCGAGCACGTTCCGCTCCGGCTGGCCACCGGTCGCACCGCTCTGGATCAGGGACGAGCCCATGATCTCGGCGGCGTCGAGCTCGATGTCGGCCGGCACCAGCAGAATCCGAGGCGTGACCGCCACCGGGTTGCCATCGGGGTCCTTGAGCTTGCGGAACAGCGTGGCAATCGCCTTGAGGTTGGCAATCGACAGGCTGCCAGCCGAGGTCTTCTTGTTGCCACGAGCCGTGGTAAAGAAGCTGCTGTCGTCGTTGAACGCCGCCCAGAAGACATCGTTAAGCTTCAGAGCACCGCCCCGACCGATCCGCTGCGGCACCTGGGTCAGAGCACCGAGATCATCGTTGATTAGGTCGGTGCGGGTGACCGAGGTCATGATGCCGTAGGTGTCGGCCGAGATCGTCCGGCTCTCATCGCTGGCATCAGCGCTCTGCAGTTCGCCACCAGGGCTGACCTGCTGGAACTTGAAGCCGCCGTTGAGCCGGTAGCTGGTCAGCGTCTTAAAGTCGTTGACCGAGCGAACCGCCGAGATCTGCCGCCAGGCCTGCTCGACCGAGTCGAAGCCAGCCAGCAGGAACTTGTTGACGGTGGCACTCAGGATGCCGCTGATGTCATGCGTGGCCCAGGCGGCCTGCATGATCGGTCGCAGCGTGCTGGCGTTGACCTTGGACGGGCCGGTGTAGCCGTTGGCTTCGGCCTTGGCGAGGAGCACCTCACCGAGGGACAGATGCCGACGGGCCTTGTCGGCCGCTTCGAGGGTCTGGGCGTCGTACCGGGCCTCAACACCGGGCAGGCCGCCCTGCAGGGCGAAGCTGGCCTCGATCACCTTGTCGGTGATCGTGTTGTCGACCACCTGGACGGCCGGGGCTTCCGGCCGCTCGTTGCGAGTCGCTTCGAGCTTCTTCATATTGCTAATCTCACTCTTGGCTTCGGCCAGTTCAGCTCGCAGGCTTTCAATGTCCTGGCTGAAGTCCGGCGCGGGCTTGGTTTCCACGGCGACCCCCGCCGTGACTTCCGCCGTGGTGGTCGTGGTGACCTCGTCGGCGGGCTTTTCGATGGCTTCGTTCGCCATGTGGAGCTCCTCGGCCTCTTCGGCCGCGATAGCGACGCTGGTCTCCGCATCAGCGCCCAGAACAACGAAAGACACCTCGCGGAGATTTGAGGTGCGTACCATGCGAAGCGGCCCTTGGTAGGTCCGCTCGTTTGCGGTTGTGGTGTTATCGGCGGCCAGCTTCTGCTGCCGGCGGACATCGGCACCGACCGAGGCTTGCCACTCATAGCCGGCGTCGGCCAGCTGGACGACTCGCTGAGCCGCCTCGCTGTTGGCGAGGATTTCGCCCTCGACGATCAGCTTGCCGGCCTCGACCCGCACACTGGTGGTCTGGCCCAGCACCGAGCCGAGGCCGTAGTCGTGGCCCATGACGATCGGCGTGCGTTGCTTGAACCGCATGCCGGCCAGGTCGATCACGACCGCCTCACGGCTCCAGCCTTGGCGGATCTCGCTGCCGGTGTAGGCCTCGATCGTGAACTTGCGACGCTCCATGCCGTCGCCACCCTCAGCGGCGGCGGCAAACTGGACGTCAGCAGACAGTTGCAGTTTCTCTTGGCTCATAGCGTCTCCCACTCAATCAGTTCTTCGGGTGCCTCGGCGTCGCCGTAGTCAGGCCACATCGCTGACCTCTCGCTCGTAGATGCGTTCTGCCCACCGGCGGCCGGCGTCGCCGCCCCACAAGGCCCAAGCAATTCGACCGGCCGAGGGATAGCCGTCTTCGCCCGGCGACCAGCCCTCGCCTTGCTTGTCAACCTCGTGTCGTGCGAAGTAGCTGACCATCCGGCCGATCGTGTCGAGCGACAGGGCTCGACCGTTGGCAATGTCCCGAGCACGAGCGACACCGACAGCAGTGCCGCCCCGGCCAAACTCTCGCCGCCACTCCAACCCACGCTGGGCCTCGTCCCGCGCGCCCTGTGGCGGGCGAAATCCCTCGTCGGCTGCGACGTCTTCAGCCTCTTCCTCAGGCTCAGGAGCAGCCTCAGGCGGCACGTTGCCTGCGTAGTTGCCCTCAGGCGTGAAGTCGATGAACAGGCCAAGCTCTTTCATGAGCGCCACCTCGGCGGCCCGCTGACGCAGCTCGACGTCCCACTGCTTGCCGGCCTTGGCGTATTCGTTGGCAAGCGTCGTGGTGTGGCTGCGGAGCCGGGTCTCGGCGGCGGCCGCTTCTTTGGCCGGATCGACGTGCTCCTTGCCGTCCCACTGCCAAGCCCAGTTCCACTCGCTGAATGGCGGCGTGGTGGCCGGCAGCACGCCGGACAGGCTGGCCTCGTTGACCCAGGCCTCCAGCAGCCGGTCGAGCATTACCCGCTCAAGCTCGTCCCGGTAGACCCGGATCGTGGCGGCGTAGACCTGGTGATCCATTCGGCCGCTGGCGTAGTTGTACGACGAGCTATCGAGGGCGGCGACGTTGTACGGCAACTGCAGGCAGCGGGCGATCTCGTTGACCAGCTCACGCTTGAACATGGCGTAGGTGCTGGTGGGCTGCTCGGCCCTCAGCTGCTCGAAGGTCCAGCCGTCGGGAAGCGTCACCATTGCCCGCCGCTGGATTTCCATTTCGGCGAAGGCGTCGACTTCGTCCACCTCGGCAGCCGGGCTGTTGGTTCTCAGAAAGCCCGCAAAATCTGCGGCGATCTCGGCGGCACCGCAGACGGCTTCGGTGTAGCGACGCAGCTGGCCGAACAGACGCAGGGCCGGTGCCACTTCGGCAATGCCACGGTGCTGGCCCGGCCGGCTCGGTCGGAACCAGTGCACGATCTGATTGGCGGGCACCCGGCTGAACTGCAGGTTGTTGATGCGGTAGTTGCTGCCCGGATGGTACTTGAGCACCTGGTAGGCGACCACGTTGCCGTCTTGGTCAAACTCCAGGCCGTCGACGGTGTTGCCTTCGAGATTGACGCTCTGAGCCATCAGCTCGGTCGGCGTCGCCACCATCTCGGCTTCAAGCAGGCGGACGTCCAGCTGCACGCCGCCCGGCACCCGTGGGTTGGTCACCATCAAGGCAAAGACCTCGCCGTCGGTGACCAGAGCCTCACGCATCGTCCTGAGCTTGACCGGCAGGTTGACGTGCCAGCCCCAGTCGAAGAAGGCCCGCTCGATCTCTCGGTCGGCGGTGTCGTCGCCCGTCTGCAGCTGCAGGCGTGGTCCGGTGCCGATCAGGTCGGCCGCCAGCGTGGACGAAATGCCAGCCAGGTAGCTGTTGTTGTTTCGCTCGTATCGTGCCCGATTGCGGATCTGCCGGCGGATCACTGGCGACAGGGCAGCGTCAGCTGACAGGGCATCGGCATTGGCCCAGTGGCGGCGGTCGTCGCTCAGCTGTGCAGCGTCGTATTTCGACCGCACTGGCATGACTGCTTCGGGTCTCGGCGACGCAAAAAGGTTGGCCCAGAATCCCACTAAAACGTGCCCGGTGGAATGAGCTTGTTAAACCGCAGGCCACGACGCTTGCGGTTGTCGGCAGACGTGACCGAGTCTTTGCCCGACAGGTACTTGTCGGCCTCGATCATGTCCTTGAGGTCTTGGCTTTCGACCTCTCCCGCATCAGTCCGCACCCGGCGCGGATTCTGGGC